GGACCTGCCGAATTAGAGCCCTCCGCAGGACCTGCCGAATTAGAGCCCTCCGCAGGACCTGCCGAATTAGAGCCCTCTGCCGAATTAGAGCCTACTACGTTAGAGCCCTCCGCAGAACCGTCGGCGTCATTTAAATCAATTAAAAAATTAAAAAAAACAACGGTTTTAAAGAGCGAATAGCGTTAATATATATATATAAATTACATATTAACCAAATGATTTGTATTACATCGTATAATTATTCCAACGTTCGGGACTAAAATGAATATACATATTACGATGAAAATCTCCTTCAAACGGTGTAGGCCGTCCGTGTAAACATGTCGTCGACTCATAAAATATAATATCACCATATTCCATTGTTATTTGGTGGGGTTTATAATGATGGTCTTCAATATATAATTCCCACGGTGTATCTGATTTATCTTCCAAATGAATGATGGCGCTAATAACGTGGGTATTTTGTTTGTCATAATGATTGCCCAACATACTGCCACGTGTATATTCGCGAATGCCGTAGGTGGAAACGTGTTGTAAAGTAGTTTTATATCCAATCCATTTTGTTAACAATTCCATCATTTGCTTTAATAAATCTGCACGTAGATTGGCGGGAGCTTTATTAATATCAAGTAAATTATTTTTCATTTTATGTTCGACCCCTGTTTTACTGGTAAGTTCAGGTACAAAATCGCGTTCATTTTCTTTCATCCATGCTCGTATCTGCTCGACGCAATCTAAATTTAGTCTCAGTTTTTCAAACCCCGTCCTATGAAATATCGGTAAAAAATGATGTTCGCTTATTTCATTTTTAATGCTAAAATTAATTTCCCGTTGTTTAAACCACTGGGTTAAAATATATTTGTTTCCTTTTAAAACCGGCATACCGCAATGCGACGAATAAATATTTTCTTTCTTGTGTTCGTCTAAATTATTCCAAATAATTGCCTTACCAGCTCTAGGTTTGGTCGCAATATACGCATAGGGAAACGCTGTATAGCCACCCGCATCCTCTTCGGTCATATCGTTTAAATACACCATAAATGTCCACGTACGTTGATTGCCATTGATTGAATCATATTTTAAAATAGTCGAGTCGAAATAATCTGTATGTAATTTAAATTGTTGGCCTATACAATATTTTTGTCCTTGAATTAACTCGGCGGAACGATTATTAATGCCAATGGTTTTACATATTCTAGAAGCAATATCAGTTATAATTGGATAGGCATTTTTAAAATGACAGGTTTGGCTAGTTCTGTACTCATTTACCGCATAATTTTCCTTCTCGGCGCTGCTAAACGTGGTTGAGGCGTTTAGGTCTGCCGCATCTATTATGGCTATCACCTCGTCACATTCGTCTCGGGTTAAAAAATCATTAATTTCATAAATTTCTAATTTGTCGGCGTGTATTTTTGTTGCGGTTCTTAAGGCAAGTTTGTCTTTACACGATGCCGGCAGGGGTTTACTTATTTCATAATCAATATTTAGTTTATTCTTAATTAAATCATAACTATAACCCGCTTCTAATGATTTTTGAAACATAATCATTTTACAATTACCAAGTGAAATGTTTAAATCTATCCATTCTTCCCAGTCCTTTTTAAAAGTGTTCATATATACTTTTAGTAAAAGTATAGCAAAATATTTAAATACTTTTATAAAAAGTATAGCAAAATATTTAAATACTTTTAGTAAAAGTATAGCAAAATGATTAAATACTTTAATACTTTTATAAAAAGTATAGCAAAATGCTTTATAAAAAGTATAGCTTAAATACTTTTTATAAATAAATATATGCCTACGCCTGTGCCCACGCCCACACCCACACCCAGTAAAAGTTACATGCCTGTGCCCACGCCCACACCAAATGCACCCATGCCCAAATCAACACCCACACCCACCGTTAGTCCTACGTGTTCTTGTATGTTTCTAAATTAAATAAATTACTATATAAATAATTATTTAATATTATCTTATATATGGACGTATATTATTGGAAACATCTCTCAATAGATAATAGTATTGAAAATTACAATTGTAATGGAAAATATCTTATATTTTCTCCGTGGAACGGAGGATTTAATAATATTAGAATGTCATTTGAATTAGCCTGCGTCATCGCTTTTAGATTAAATCGTATTTTAGTATTACCAAATCCTTATATTATAACCCATTTAAATAATATACACGGTTATGATAGTTTTTTTGATATTGGTGATATTGGCATTAAAACAATAAGCATTAATGATTTCTGTAGTATACATAACATTACTAATAATGCCGATGAGATTAAAAATATTTCTACAGTCTATACTTTTTCGCCTGATAATTCATATATAAATCTTACAAATGAACGTAATATTGCCGAAATATATACTAAAAAACGACAAGTAATACATATTGACAATGCACCCGTAAATATATACTTTGACAAAAATTTAATAGGTACATTTTATTCATTAATATATGATAAACATATGTTAGAAATAGTAAACTATGTGAAAAAACATATTCATTATAAAGAACATCTATTTACGCAAGCAAAAAAAATAACAGAGTATTTAAATAATACTTATGAGAATTTTTATGCTTTACATATCCGACGAACCGATTTTAATTATGCGTATAAAGAAGTGTGTATAACCATGAATGTGTTATATAATAATATCCACGGCTTAATACCACAAGGCGCGTGTGTTTATATTGCGACCGATTCTAAAAATAAAGCTGAATTTTTACCATTAAGAGAGAAATATAGGCTTATATTTTTTGAGGATATATTACATCTAATAAAGCCGGATATAAATCAAGATTGTTATGGTTTAGTTGAACAAATTATATGTGCGCGCGGTTTAAAATTTATTGGTACAAATTTATCTACTTTTTCCTGTTATATATATCGGTTAAGAGGTTATATGGCAGATATTAATGATAAATCGTATTATGTAAATACAATTAATTATACACATAAAAAAAGCGATGATAAAAACAAATCATTAGGTTGGAAATATGAATGGTCCGGTATTGATAATGTATGGTCGCGCGAGTTTATAGATGGTTTCAATATAAAAAATGAAATACATACATTTAACGCCTTTTATTTAAAATATGTAAAATTAATTAATATACAACCACAAAAGAATAAAAAAATCATTAGTTTTTCTTTGTATGGAACTACGACAGCATTTAGCCGTTCCCGTGGATTTTATAAAGGTATCTATGTCAATTACCATTTGGCGAAAACAATTTATCCGGATTGGATTTTACGGGTTTATATGCCTTATAATGAACCAGCTCATATCATAACTGAATTGTCGCAATTTACCAACATTGAATTGGTTTTGGTAGATACCAATATTTGTTTACGGGCCTTGCGGTTTTTACCCTATGATGATAAAGAGGTGTCTATATGGTTGTCACGGGATTTAGATTCTATTGTGAATGAAAGAGAGAAGGCGGCGGTTACGGATTGGTTAACAAATTACCCTACAAAAAACTTACATATTATGACGGATAATGAACAACATTATTGGACGATTGCAGGGGGTATGTTTGGAGTTCGAAATAATGTTAATAATTCTTCCTCATCCCTGATAGATTTTATTCTACAATTTTCTAATAAAGTTTCTAATAACAACAACTATGCGATAGATTGTGACATATGTGAACAGTTTTTTTACAAGGCAGACGACAATTATATTCAACATTATGGGGCTGGGAAAAAACTAGCGCGTAGCATGCCGTTCCCTCCACATAAGCCGATAGCTTCAGTTTTTGTTGGTAATATAATGGATATAAATAATTATTATGACAAGTTAAATTTAATACAGCACTATCCACTATTGCGCAATAAAAACACATTCAAGCTTAAAAATAATGATTTGTTTTATTATCCACCGTGGAATACGAATTGCGTTGTGAATTGGTACAACGCGGTAGATTTTACACTAACGCCCATTAAAAGCGATACATCTACATCGGGTGAAAATAGTTGTTTAAAAACGGAAAATGGTGAGGGTATTAGATTATTAACGGCGGGTGATATAACTATATCGGCCTTATGGGATGGCGCACAACAAAAAAATGTTTATATCTCTGATGAAAATACACTGGCGGTAATTCACGGGAATGAGCATTATTATTTTACAAGGGTATAAGGTACAAGAGTATATATATTATCTATAATTTCCAAAATCAGGTGTAGGTAACGTATTGAGAATTTTATATTTATATCTACAACATATGCGATGAAACATTCTCCCGAGCATTTCATTCCATTCGATTGGATATTTTCCATTACTAATTTCTGCGCGATCTTGTGGAAAGGTTGCGGGAAATTTCTGCAATAGTGGTAAACGTTCATCTAGTAATTTCAGCATTTCACTATACCATTCTTGTGTTAGTGGTGTCTGCGGTTTACATATATAAGCTCCATTTCCAATTAAATAACGCCACTGTTTAGTAATATCAGGAGGACCAGCTATACAACTTTCATCATCTTCTGCATAACCAATAATCCATTTATCACTTTGTTCTAATAGGTCAAATGACTTTACCCAAGAACCACTTTGTCTTTTAATATCAGAATATCCTCCACCATAAAAATTCATAAAATATGTTCTCAAATAATCAGCTTTATGTGTTTCGCTTAAATATTTATAGCCTGGATGTAATGGATGTTCTAGAAGAATATATTGTTGAATATCATCTTTGAATAAACATACAACTTTACATTGTGTTACGGTTTTCAAATTTTCTAAACATTCTTTTCTCTGATATGACATCGTATTTTCACCTGTCCAAAAACAATAAATGACTCTTTCCATAATATATATATATTATATAATATTATAATGCAAAGATTTATTGGACATGATGGTTGGGCGATGATTGGTAATAGTAGTTTTTATTTCGCAAATTATTTTGATTGGATTTTTACACAAGACACTATGATAAAAAAAACAGAAACACCTAGACACGTTTATATAAAAATAGATTATTTAAATAAATATTGTGATGAACTTCAACAAATAAAAAATGATTTTATTCTTATTACTGGGTGTAGTGACTATTCTCCGCAAATAAATTTTAAGGAATCTTACTTAAAAATCATAGATTTGCCACATTTGAAAAAATGGTATGCTGAGAATAATCTTTCAAATCATCCAAAAATGTATTCGTTAACAGTTGGGTTTGCAACACATACAAAAGAATATGAAGATAATTTATTAGCGATTAGAAAAGATATTAATATTGAGCATAAAATAAATAAAATTTTTTGCTGTTGGCGACAACGCGATGGTAATTGTTGTGGTGATGAATTTATAGAACGGGGCAGAATGACTAATTTTATTTATAATTATCCAAATATTTTTAGTACTCATAATGATTGTTTCAGTACAATAGATTTTCAAAAACGTTTAGCCCAATACAAATGGAGTTTATGTCCACTTGGCAATGGCGTTGATTGTGCACCAAAGATTGTAGAATGTTTTTTTCTCAAAACAATTCCTATCGTTAAACGCAATGTAAATGTGTTGAATTTATATCAAAAATATCCTGTAATATGGGTTGACAATTTTACAGATATTTTACATATGAATTTAGACTATGATATGACGATTGATTGGGATTATATTATTAATGAATTTACTTGTGATTATTGGTATAATAAGATTATTGAATAATATATTTATGGTATATACACCATCATTTTTTCTGCATAACAATATACATTTCCATAACTATTATTAATTAATTGACAAAATTTACAATCTTCTCCGTTGATTAACGTTTCATTATATTTTATTTCCTTACATAATTCTAATTTTACTGTAGGGTGTCCGTGATGAATATTTATAGACGGTATCGTATACAGTCCTAATGTACTATAACTATAACATGGTAATAATTTATTTTTATTTAAAATTACATCACTATAAATATCAAATGTTTCGTGAGAGAAAGCATAATTATGTACAAATAAATTAATATTTGTATCCATCACGTTATAAAAGTATATAAAACTTTCTATTTTTTTGGTATGTATAATATCATCACAATCACAAAACATTATATAATCAGGTTTTGTATAATTCAAACAATACTCAATGCCTCTATTTCTATTCTCGGATGCGTTTTGTTTCAAGGGTGTGTCATTTATAATAACCTTAAATAGTAATTGTAATTTATTTATTTCATCCTCTAAATAAATTTTATGATTATTACTTATTTCTGATACACAAATAATTATATTATTAGGTTTTACAGTTTGTTTCGCTAAATTTTTTATACAGGGTAATATACAATCAAAATCTCTAATATAGGAGGGTATTACTATGTCTATTTTCACCATTTATATTATATTATATAATTTTATATTATATAATATAATTTTCAGCATATTATAACTCTATTCTATCCGCAATATCTCTCCTAATAATTCTTACCTTCTTCGCTTTTAATTGATTTGTTTTTAAATAAGGTAAAATAATCCCGATAAAGCACGAATCTATTATATAAATTTCGTCACTATTTTGTATTACCTCCTTGTAATGCACTAGTTTATTGTACATAAAATTCTTGCATATATTATATTTTATCTTTGTATCTGCGATTTTCTCTGTATCTGCGATTTTCTCTGTATCTGCGATTTTCTCTGTATCTGCGATTTTCTCTGTATCTGCGATTTTCTCTTGTCCTGATATATCGTACAAATTTTTATCATTACACAACAATATTGTCTTTGCGTCATATAAATGCTTTTCTAGTAAATTCTTTATATTCAGTTCTTTGCCATCGGAAGATTTCAGATGTATAAATATAATATAATATGCCTGTACCGTCTTATATAATTCAATGGCTTCTTTCGTTGTGGGCATATAAAAATAGTCATAAAAATAGGTCAAATTCAAATTTATATCTCTATAAAAATCCTCAATAAAACTGTAATTGCCTGTAGTTAAAGTATCAAAATCTATAGTATAGTTCTTATTAATATGTGTATAATTCACCAAGTCAGGATGCGTGATCTTACTTTGCAAATACGATGTGTGACAAAATCCACATATAAATATATCATTTGCTTCATAATTCGCTTTTATTATTTGTTTTATTTCCTCTGCTTCGTTATCTTCATTAAATCGGACACAAATTATATTAGATGTGTCCATAAAAAATAAATTCACATTTGGGTAATATTTACTTTTACATAAAAAATATATTTTTTCATAAAATTTAAGTAAAAAATGTAAGGCGCCAATCATAAATAAATTATCACCCATACCATTATGACTAACTAAAAATGCGTTCATATATACATTATATATATTATATATATATATAATGTCGTTAAATATACCTGTATCTATCGGCGAATTATGGGATAAGTATACGATATTACTTATTAAAAATAAAAAAATCATTGATAAAGGGAAACTAGCATTAGTGAGAACAGAAATTAATTATTTGCAAGAATTTATGGACAAGTATGCATATCAAGAAGATAAGTTATTTATAAAGTTGAAAGAGGTAAATGAAAAATTATGGGATATCGAAGATAAATTACGTATAAAAGAAAGTGAGAAAAAGTTTGATAATGAATTCATAACATTAGCCCGTTCGGTTTATTATACCAATGATGAGCGAGCGGAATTTAAAAGGCACATAAATAGTCACTATAATTCTGCAATATATGAAGTGAAAGAGTATGTTGACTATAGAGAATAAAATTTTATGGTTAAAATCCTAATTCATAGCCGTTATCGGTTGCCCCCAAATCCACCGGCTGAATATTGGTGGCATTACTATGTATCGTCAAATTGTCGATCGAGCAGGCGCCTTCTTCACTCTTTTGTACGCCTTCAAAATGTTCTTCGATAAACTTGGTATCATCTTCTGGGACGAATTCTTCGGCGGTGATTTGGGTAATTTTATCCAAGTCTAATACTACTTGAAAGGCGCTCGTACCAAAGTAGCCTTCTTGTCCGCACATGACATTTGCCGACACCCCTCGCATCGTATCCAGTATACCGTGACGCGCGGCCTTTAAAAACATTTCCGGCGTCTCCTCAAACGACGCTTTGGCGATCGGCCCAATATCATCGCCATTAATGCCGTGGCGAACGATAGAGACGAGTTTATCATTACACGTCATCCGGTCACACAAGACACTGATATGATGATAATTAATATACGTGCTATCAAACTCAATCACTTCTGTAATTTCATTCAGGATGGATTGGCGCGCGGCTTCTACCCCCATGACCCGATAGATTTCTTGAATGTCGGTCGTATAGGTTCGCGTGGTATCCACATAATCGAGACTAAGCAAACCCATTAAATTTGTGCCGACGGTATCCACCACCCACGTTTCTTTCTTTACAAAATTGCCGTCGACCGGCACTAAACTGTCGAGGATTTTTCTAGGAATGACTTTCCCAATATTGTCGATACCGCGTAAAATCAAATTGTCTAATAAGGCGTTTTGAAACGTCTTTAATAAATATATTTCGTCAGATTGGTCTAAGGGATTTTGCTTTACGGCGCCCTTTTTCTTGGGATTTAATAGGCGAATTAACCGTAAGCGAAAGACTAATTTATCGCTGTTATAATCGGAAAAGACACACGCGACTTGGTCACGGTAGGCATTTTTAATGGCAAAGTGAACTTCGTCCATCGTCAAGTTGCGGTCTAACATTTCTTCCACATTAAATGTCAGGCGAATAATCCATTTAGACTTGTTTTTTTCATCGGCCATAATACCTTCCTCCTCGCCCGCACATTCTTCTACCAACTCTTCAAAGGCTTTGTATTGTTCCATCAGTTCAGCGTCTTCTTCAATCAACGTATGCATGTCATCGGGGTCAAAACAGATTTTCACCGTCTCTACGATATCCCGTAATTTGGTGTGTTCCAGCTTGTGCATCAGTTTTTTGGCGTTTTCTTGGTCCTGTTCTTCATTGGGAGGCAAATACACTGTACACGACGGATTCTTCGTGTTCTCGGACAGCGATAAAATTTCTTCAATACGGGGTAAACCACGCGTGACATTTGATTTACTGGCAACTCCCGCAAAATGAAACGTATTCAGTGTCATCTGAGTGGTCGGTTCACCAATAGATTGAGCGGCAATCATACCCACCATTTCTCCTGGCGCCACAATAGCTTTCTTATACGTTAAGACAATCGTCTCCACGAGAATAATCAACGCTTTGCGGTTAAACCGTTTCACCATTAGTAATTCTCTTGGGTTCATATAATAATAATACAGCGCTTTGAACAGGGCCGTCGGCGGCACATAATGAAGTTGCATAATCGTGTTAAAACCATTATCAATCATATCATATGCTTCCAACGGCGTCAAGTCCACCATCGAATTTACATTAATGTGTTGCTGTCCTTTGATATTATTTATAATATAGGTAAACGCTACCGGCAATTGTACCACCTTGTTGTCCTTGTTACCAAAGACATTATTAATGAGGTCTTTGCGGACTTTCACCATCATCTCAATCAAATCCTTACATTTGGCGGCCAATTCGACCCGTTGCCGATTTAACCGTTTAATGGTCGGCTTCGTGTACGCCGTTGTAAACACGTCATTTTGTTTGCTGTCATCTAACGGCATTTGGAAATGCCCGTAAATTTCTTCCAAAGACATTTGCGCCAACGGTAATATTTGTTTTTCGACTTTAACCGTGTCAAATCCATCTTCGCCATATGAAAACTGAATGATTTTATTTTGGTTATTTCGCACGGTCATATCGTATTCCACTTTCAAGTCCTCCAAGCCCTTAATGAGCCGCCGTTGAATATAACCGGTTTGTGAAGTCTTGACGGCAGTATCAATAATACCCATACGCCCACCCATGGCGTGAAAGAATAGCTCTTCAGGTGTCAAGCCCGAAATAAAGGAATTTTCTACAAAACCCCGCGCGGCGGGCGAATCATCAAACTTGGTAAAGTGGGGCAAGGTGCGGTTTTCAAACCCATACGGAATGCGCTTATTGTCGACGTTTTGTTGCCCGACACACGATATCATTTGGGAAATATTCAAGTCACCACCCTTTGACCCCGCATTTACCATAATCACAAACCGATTATCCGCACTTAAACTCTTTTTGCCGATTTTACCGGCGTCATTTACGGCGCGACTTAAAATATTATTTACCTGCGTCTCAAACTCGATTTCGTTGGATTTGCCGGTTTTATTTTCAAATATGCCTAAATGTATTTGGTCTATTAAATTTTTCACGTCAAATTTCTTGCTGGTAATGGCTTTACTAATTTCTTCATTTGTCTTTTTGTCGGCGATTAAATCACTAATACCAACGCTAAACGCACTGGTTTTCATATACTCCGTCACAATATTTTGGATATTGTCAATGAATTCGGCGGCTTCGGGATTGCCAAAATCATTACAAATGCGTTGGATTAAACCACTGCTGCCGTCGCCAAAGACATCCTTGCCCATTTGGCCCCGCAAATATTCGCCATTTACAATTTCCAAGACATTATTGGAGGTTTTGTAATCTTCTTTCTCGTCAAACCGCCCGGTTTTATGTTTAATTGTGAGCGGAGGCATAATTTGGGTGAGAATATCAAAATTGCTTGTATTTTTTTCACTGTTTTTACCGGCAAGCGGCTTTGGTAAAGTAGTTACGTCCACCTTATCATAACGCATTAATAAATTCATGGCGTCACGCGGTGTAAAATTAATATTTGGACGGGTAAAGCGATAAGCTCCTAAGAGCGAATCCTGAAAAATTCCCACGATTGTTTTATTATTGGCTGGACTAATTAATTGCCAGGTTACTGCCGCCAAATTTCGCAATTCGGCTTCACTTTCCGGGTCTTGCGGCATATGTAAATTCATCTCATCTCCCAATGAGAACCCCCTAATTTTCACTAGGGGACAGACTGTATCTTAAGCAAACTCAAGTTGATTAGACCTTCATTGTTCACCAACACCCGTTCAGTCGTTGAAGGGCTACCATATCCTATCATAGCGGATTTAGGTAGTCACACTGCGGATTGCCCAATCCCTAACATTGTTACCATTGGGTACGGCTATTAACCGTGTTCCCTTTTACAATTTCTC